AAATGTCTCTTGAGAACCTGTATTATTATGACGACGTAAACGTTCTTTATTTTTCATTCTTTGTATTTCTATTATAACATTATCATATAATTCAGTTGCAAAATTATTTGGAGAACGTGCCCAACACATATTATAAACGATTGAATATAACCTTGCTTTTTCATTTGTATCTAATACAATATCCTCATCAAATACATACTTTAAAAAACTCCAAGATTCATGAAATGATAAATCATTATTTGCCATATTAAATATATTAATATATTTTTATATATAAAATAATTTATTTACAACTTCGCAACTAGACCTTTCAATAGATTGTATTGTAAATCAAAGTTTGGATTATTAGTACTAATTGTCTTCCAATCATCTAACTTCTTAAAGATTTCCTTTTGTTTCAGTTTAAAATGATTCTTAATAATATCTTCGAATCCAAATGACGGATTTCTTAATTGTTCAACCATTCCTAATTTTAAGGTATTATATCTTATAGGTTCCATATACGCATCATTTTTTGCCTTTCCTTCTTTTGTTCCGCGAGAACTCTCATATCCAGGCTCATTAAAATACGGTTCCTCGCAGAAGATAAGCGATTGAATAGATAATAGAACTTGGAGGATAGTAGATTCAGTTGACCATGACTCACCACCAGTTCCACTCCATGTTCCAAGTAATGATAGACATACTTTGCCAGTATCATACAAATTCGGATTAAATCTAAACTTGCCACCACCTGTCGTAATAATTTCAACATGCGGAGGAGTATTCGGATAATCAGCATTTAAATACATGTCAAATTCGAAACATCCATACGCATACGGTGTATCCGGATGCGGGATAATTAGAAATTTCATAATTGACATATTATTTTCATCAATTCTTAGGAAAATTGATGAAGTATCAGAAATTGGTAAATTTGATGATAAGTTTCTAATTTCTGACTTTAGTCTTCTTGAGAAATTTGGAGTTACATTGCTTGAACTTGTTTTATCCATAAATTTGAAATGCCTCGATTCAATAATTTTAGCAAATCCAAATGCAGTTTCTTTCATGATGTCTACATAAGAAGTTTTCGTCGTAACATCTTGTTTCTTTTCTAAGATAGGAATACTTTGATAAATTTCACAATAATCTACAAATGATTCTCTTTGAGAACAAATTTTTTCAAGATTAAAATTTTCATTATATTTTCCTAACTTATAGATTTCATTAAATACCTTAAATAATATCGTATAGTATTCCTTATTTTTCTCAATTTCAAATAAAGATACATCATAGATATATTGTTTGATATACGGAATTAAACATGTTTCACCAATATATTCTGAATTTTCTTTAATTAATGGATGTATGTATTGCAAAGTTATTTTAATTACATTATTTTTTGCTTCTTGGATCGCGATATGAGATTTAATATCCCATGTAGAACCCTTAAAATCATAACCAATTCCCTTACTATTTTGTTTATCCTGAATTTTAAGAAAATCAAAATTTAGATTATATGCTTGAATATTTAGTGGAGCAGTATTTGTCACCTCAATTAATTTAGTAGTCATTTCTTGGAAATTTTTGTTTTTAATTTGAGACTTAATTTTCTCAAAATCAAGTTTATCAATATTATTGTAAATACCAATAATTATATCTTTTAGACTAATTAAAGGATTCCATTTATTTGCATTTAACATTTCGCAATTTGTTAGTGAATAAGTTAAACTTGCAGAACATGCCGTTTTTACATTTATTGATGGAGGTTCATACGGATATCTTTCACTAATAATTAATTCATAATCAAATTTATTAGATCCATGTTTATTTTCAACATAAACCTTAAATACAGTATCAATAGGCTTAATAATAACATTCTTTGTATTTTTAATTGCATTATTAATTTCACTTATAATTTGATGGACAGTTGAATGTCTACCAATTTCTTTTGACTTTTTAATAATTTCAAATGGTACATAATTATCATTTTCATGATTGTTATCAATTATAATATCATCGGATAAATCAGGAAGTAATTTTTCAGGTTCAATATCTATCTCAAATTTAACAGGCTTGGAATCTTTAATTGGTTCGTCTTCTAAAAATCCATTATCTGAATTTACATCATCATCATCTAATCCTTCTAAGGAAATAATTGATTCGTTATCATCTTTCTTTCCATGAAAAATTTCTAACATATTAATCTTCTTTTCTTTTTGTTTAGGTTTTTCAGAACTTGCATCTGAATCTTCATCAGATTCAGATTCATTGTTTGCTTGATCATTCTCATAAAAATAATCATTAAACATAATCAAATTTTCTGATATAGTCTTTTTTTCATCAATCAGATTATACAGATCTTGAGTAATTTTTTGTTGATTATAACATTCTATATCAGTAATTGTATTATCTTTGTATGTTAATTCAATTTCATTATCTTCAGTATAACACATAATGCTGTTATCATCTGGATATATTTCAAAATCAGAAATATATCTATAATCTTTTTCTACATGAAGTTTAAAGTAATTGATTTCCTTTTTAATTATATCATCTGGTTTATTAGGTGAATGAACGTTTTTGACATCAAAGCTGATATTCATTTTGTCGATATACATATTGTATTATTTATATAATATGTAGATTTATCAATTTTTTTTACAATTATAAAAAATTAGTGTGAGCAAAGCAATTTAAACTTTTATGGTATATTCCATACATAATATTCTTTCACTTTCAGTATTAAACCATTCATTCTTAATTATAACTTTACCTGATACTCCAGATGGAATTGTTCCCTTACTTTGAGAAGCATAATTTCCAACATACAAAGGACATGTAGTATTACTATTTGCAATTTCCTCACATAAATCATTTGTTGTTGGAGAAAAGGGGATACCATTAAAGCTTATAGAATATTTAGAAGTTCCACCTGTTACTTCTTTAGATAAATCTGTGTTTAAAAATAATGTGTAGTCTGTTTGGGGGAGAACTGGAGAAACATCTAACTTTAAGTTTTGAGCAATATCTGAGGATGTACCACATGATTTATATGTGAATGATGATACTGTGTTATTATAAACAACTAATTCTTTACTAAAATTTTGTATAGAATTATGTCTTGAATGATTATGTCTTAAATGGGGATAACTTAATGCGGGAACTATCAACAATAGTAAAAGAGAAAACATTTTATATATATTATATTTATATTTTTTTATATACTAATATAAGAATGCAAGTAAATGAATGGGGTCCATCAGGCTGGAAATTTTTACATACTATAACTTTTAATTATACTCCGAACGATGATAATAAAAAAAAATATAAAACTTTCTTTGATAGTATAGGATCTGTCTTACCATGTCCTTACTGTTGTACATCTTTTTCAATTTATGCAAAACATATCCCAATTGATGAATATTTAGATTCTAGAGAAGGATTAACTTATTGGTTATATATTATTCATAATCTCGTCAATCAAAAAGTATGTAAAACTATGTTATCATTTGAAGAAGTTGTTATTGAATTTGAAAAAATTAGAGCAAAATGTGGAAAAATAACTGGAGATAATGATGTTGAAATTAAAACATGTCAAATTAAACAAAAAGAACATATTGATCATACTTTTATTAATAAATTTGTCAATACTGCATTTGAAAAATATAGAGAGAAATCTAAAGAACATATTTTAAAATTATTCGACACAAATGATAATCCCAATAAAGAATCATTAGATTCTTTTTTGAATTGTAAAAAATAAAACATTTTATATATAAATTATTTATACATTGTTTGATGCAGTTCCAGAACGAGGAGCGCCACTTGTTCTTGGTCTACCACGTCCACGAGTAGTTGTTGGTCTTGTTTGGCTTCTAACTGTTTGAAATCCTTCCGTATCTACAGGTCCAGATGAAGATCTTTGTGCAAGCATTGGGGTTGGAGAAGATGTTGATTGTCTTGAATCACGTTGAGCTTGTCTTGGAGCAACATTTCTTGCATCACCGCCCATGGTTCCGCGAGTTTGAGCCTTCGTGCGATTAAACTTGTAGAAAGTAAAATCTCCAGCAGTGTATGCGCGAAGAGTGTTGTAATCTTCGAAACGATCTACAACAACCTTTCCGGTGTGACCATTATTATCAATACGAGAATAGCTTACTTCGGCATCTGGTACAACTGCCATAATCTTAGCATTTAGCTTATCAACTTCAGTTGTCTTGAGCTCCGTATTAAATTTTGCAAAGATTGAATAAAAGTGAGGACGAAAACTTAGATTGTTAGAACTTAAAACACTGATGACATCATCAATCTCCTCTCCAGTAATAAATGTCTTTGATTTTGTTACATTTCCCTTTGAATCTTTTTCAAGAACTGAAACTCCTTCTTGCTTGAGAAGTGTGTCTTTTACTGATTGAGGAAGACTACCAAAAACTCTGAGGGTGCGACTTTGAACGTTTGAAACTTGTGCCATTTAACTATTTATATTAAATATAATATTTAATCTTTATATAATATTTCTTATATATTTTAATATTTCCTATATTATAGAAATGAGTATCCAAAATATATTAAGTTATTTTTTTGAACAACAAAATAAAGAGACTCCAAACACAATATCTAATTTATTAGATCAAATTACTGGAGATGGAAATACAAATGTAAGTACAAAAAAAATAATAGGATTAAAAGCAATTGAAACTCCTGAAGTTGATAATTCAGTAATGATGAAACAATATTTAGAAGATCTTAAAAAAGTTCCTCAACGACAACAAACAAAACCTATAACAATTCTTCCATTTTATTCATCAGAAACACCAATCTAAACAAGTTCTATATTTAAATTATTTAAATAATTTTTATTTATTTTTATCATTAATTTTACTATAAAAAAAATTAATTGATTAATTGTTCCGATAATATGTTTTTTAATATGATAATTCTTATTAAATTCTTTATGCTTTTGTTTTTTTATATTTCCAATTTCTTCTCCAACTTTAACATGTGATTCAATATTTTCATTTGTAAAATATATCAGATCATTATCAAAATATATATTTTTATCACTTACGTAAACTACACATGATCCTCCATATTGAAAATAAGCTATTTTTTCTTTTGTATAATATTTTTTAAATAACTCAGTATTATGCACTATACTTGATATTAAAATAGATCCTACCATTACTAAATAAAAAATACTATCATCATCTCTCTTAAATTTAAAAATAACTCTTTTATTTTCATTTAATACATTTATATCACTTCTTAAATAATCTCTATCTACTGATATATATTTACCATTAAATTCTTTAACTTCTATTAATATACCATCTTCTGGCATATGAACATGATGATAATCATTTACTGCTAATCTTGAAACAATCACACTATATTTTAGTGATATATTTTCTTCATCTATTAATTTTGCTAAACTAAAATGTTTACCTTTAATATGTAATTTTAATTTATAAAAATTTTTATAATTGTAAAACATACATCTTGCTGAAACTGGAGCATAAATTATTTTTGAATTTTTAATTATATCTAATGGAACTTTTAATTCTCTAATAAAAAAATCATTGAATGAAGGACCGTTGACAATAAACTTTGATTCGTTTATAGAATAATGTTGAATAAAAGATTTAATTAAAAAAGAACTTAAATTTGATTTTACAAAATATGCAAAAAAATATGTAATAATCATCGAAAATGATTCACTGCCAAAATATTTATTATTTAAAACATCTCTAATAACAATATATTCAATTCTATTTAAATATTCTGGAATTAATGAACAATATTTTCTTGAATAAATAAATCGATCTTCAATAATATTTTGTTGTTCTGTATTATATTTATAAGTATTTTCTATATTATAAAATAAAATTGCTTTAACAATATTATTATCCTCATATTTATACGATTGTGTATTTGTATCAATATCAAAATGATTTTCATCAATTTTCACTAACACTTTTTTTTGATCAATTAAAGTATAAAAAAATATTTCTGTCTCTTCATTAACTATATTTATTAATTTATTACTATTCAAAGAAAATATCTGAATCCTTTGAATACCCCCTATATTTTTTATTTTTAATTTCCATTTTATTATATTCATTCAGCTTATAAACATTGTTTTATATTTTTTTTGTTTTATAAACTTATTTATCTTTCACATATAAAAAAATATATCCATGATTAATCATTGATGATACATCTCTTGTATATGCGCTTGAATCATCTAAGCATATCCAATCTTTAAAATCTTCATTTTTGTTTTTATTATAATTATATATATAATGCCCACCATTAATTGATCCCATATGGTGAACACTTCCTCGTAATTTATATTCAAAACCAGTTGATAATTTTAATGTTGTTGGAATTTCAATATTATCATCATTCTTTGATGAATGACGACCTTGATGTTTAAATCTTTTTAATTGAACATGTAAATACTTTGGAGTTGACACAATCTTATCTGATTTAATTGCATCAGTATTTGTTTTACATTTATCACAATAATATTGATTTTCTCCATTTAATGTTTCAGAATCACTTATATTATTTATAATTTCATTTAATTTATTACTTGATATTCCTAAACTTAATTTATAATCTTTTGCAACATTAGTTGATATAGTTGAACATTTTAAACATTTGATTGTTGTTTTTAAATATATTGCAAATAAATAATCCATAACTTTATCTAATGTGATATCACCTTTAATTACAAAATTTTGAATTCTTCCTTCTTTTATCTCTCTCTTAATTATGTCATCAATTTCACCAATTAAATATGTAATTACTTCATCTGCATCATCTTGAGAACCAATTGAATATTTTTTATTTAAACCAGCATAATATCTAACTAAATTAATCGGAGAAATAGAATTATTTGTATTTTTTTTATAATCTTCAAATATTTCTTTAAAAATGTTTATTAATTCGTGGTTAATTTGTAAATCAGAAATTATATTTACAAATACACTACATCTCATAATATTTTGAAGTGCACTGTTGAAAAAACATGTATTACCATGGTTTTGTAATCCGCAATAATGATTGTTATTCATATTGTATATATATTTTAATACTTTTATATAATAAATGAAATGGAATTCAATTTTTTAGATTTCCTTTTTAAAGGAAATCTAAAAGATTAGGCTGAAGGCTCAATTTTTTAGATTAGGTTGAAAGCTCAATTTTCTTTTCTACAACAACTTCCAACAAACACTTCTTATAATAGTCTGAATCCATTCTTAGATTTTGTATTACAAGAGAAAGAGGATGTGCTCGAGGAAGTGTCATTGACGTATATGATTTTGCATTAATATTTTGAAAATGAATATGTAATCTCCATGTTGATGGATGATAATGAAAATATGTTATTATTTTATTACTTTTAACTTTATATTTTTCTTCTATCATCTTTAATCCATCTTCGCGACATTTTTCTAAAATAGGTATATGTAATGATGTTAATTCACGTATTGATTTTATTTTTTTATCGATTATCATTCCAATCATGTGTAAATTATTTAGATTACCATCTTTCCAATTATAATCAGGGAAAAAAACCATAGATTGATTCTCTGAAATAATTTCATGTTGACGATGACCATCAATGATATCATCTGTCCATTTAATATTTAGTTTATGATTAAAATCATTTATAAGTTTTAAATAATCATCATAACTTTCTAATTTAATGATTCTTGAAATTTTTTCAATATCATTATGACTCTTTGAACGTTTAGATTCAGTGTTATTTTTTTCGGGACTTCTTCCACGTTTTTTATCATCCATTATTTTAAACTATATATTTAGTTATATTTAGTTATATATAGTTTAAAAATCAATTTTTGTATTATTGAATTTAGTTAAATTATTTTTCAATAATATTATATATATAATGAATAGTTCTTCAAATAGTTCCCCAAATAAAAGATTCAGAGGATCCAGAAAAGCATTAGATGCCTTAAGCTCATTTAGCAATGCTCTTGTTCTCAAGCCTTCTGGATTTGTTCCAGTTGATTCATTAATTAAAGGTAGAAGCACACCAGAAGTTTTAGTTAAATTAGGAAGTCCAAAAGTTACAGTTAAGGCATCTACACCTGGAGTAGTTAAAGTAGTTGTTTCTCAACCAAAAAGACAAACAACACCACCTGCGGTTAAAGCAGTTGTTAAAGCATTAGTTAAATCAATAACTAAAGTAACACCTCCATCAACACCTAAAATGACACCAAAGACAAAAGCACTTGTTAAAGCAGCCGCAAAGAAAGTCGTCAAATTAACACCCAAAGCAGTATCAAAAGTAACACCTAAAACAAAAGCAGTTGTTAAAAAATTAGCAAAAGCATTAACAAAAGTTACACCACCAGTTACCCCCAAAGTTACACCCAAAGTAGTTAAAGCAGTTAAACAATTAGTAAAGGTTGTTAAGAGAAAAGCCTCTGCCAAGAGTGTTAAAAAAGTTATATCTACGGCAACACCAAAGGTAATAATTCAACCTCAATCAGCAGTTAAGATTGAAGTAGTTAAACGTGCATTATCACCTGTTAGACAAGTAGTTGTTAAAACATTACCAAATGTCAGTCCTAAAATTATATTAACAAATGTATCTAAATTAAGTGCTCCAATAATTCAAATTGTTAAACCCCCACAAATTTCTACACCTAAAATAACTGTTAGAAATGCTGTCGGAAGTGAAACACCTAAGGTAGTTGTTAAAAAATTAGTTGCAGCAGCAGCATCTCCTAAAGTAACAATTGTCAAGAATAAAGTACGTAAATTAGGCAGCAAAGTACGCAAATTAAGCAAATCAAGCGCAACACCCAAGAGTGTCGTCGTTTCAAGCCCATCTGCACCCGCACTTGTCACTAAACCTTCTAATTTATTATCATCACCTGGTACACCATTAACACCACTTGTAACTCCTCCTTCATCTCCTGTATCTCCTGTAACACCTTCTTTATCAGGTGGTTCTGCATCACCTGTTTCTACTAAAAAAGTAGAAAAATTCACAGCTGGAGAAATAGTTGGTATTTCATTTGGTGCATGGGCATTATTCAGCTTTGTTCTTGTATTAATTATTAGCGTATTCTATCGTGAAAGAATAAGAGAATTTTTTAATAAAATTATGATGGGACATATGGTTATTTAAATTTATAAATATTAAAAATTAATATTTAAAAATTACTACTAAAATCTTTTCTCAAGATATTGTAAATACTTAATATATCTATTGATATATTCTTTTGAATTTTTTCTAACAACAAATATATCAATCATAACTCTAAATTTAGATAATAATTCTGCTTTATCTTTTTTATAAGATTTTCTTGCTTCTAATTTAAAATCATCCTTTTGAATAGGATTACTTAATTTTTTAACAAATAATTTATCAGTAGCCATTTTAGTAATTAAATTTTTAATTGGCATTGTAACATCAGGATCATTTAATATAATAATTAAATTTGGATCTGTTATAAGTAAAAAACTTAAATTTATTGATTCTCCATCCATAATATATATTATTTATATAAAAAATGTATATAATTTATATTAATTTAATTAATTAAAATATAAATGGTGTACCTTTATTTATTGCATTAGAACGATCATCATCATTACATTCTGACATACATAAAACTAATTTTTGATAATAATCTAATGTTGCATCATATCTATTTGTTACAAAAGCATTTGTATAATATCCTCCAACATCTATAAATACTCCTAGATTATATATCCTTTCTTCAAATATTTTCATAAATTCACTTACTTGACCACAGTAAAATCCTCCATTAATATATTTAAATTTACTATCTTGTGGAGAATGTGAAATCATTTTATATCTTACATATTCTAAATGACCAGGTAATTGACGATCGGCACTAAATACAATTTTTTTACCAAAAGAATCATAACGTTTTAATAAATCATTTAAATCCAAATTATTTACATTTACATAATTCGGACATAATGCAAATAATAAATCTTCCGGATTTAATTTACTACATACATAATGAATTCCATCAACATTATGATTCATCTCATTAACATGAACACCTATATCTTTACTCGCGAAAGTGTAGTGTGTTATAAACCATATTTTTCTTTTACCAACATATGTAGGTTTTAAATTATTCAATTGAATTATTTTTTCAACTGTATAATCAATCACATTTTGATAACGATAAGCCTTCTCAAATAATAGTTTACATTTTTTAATCATTTCTTCACATTCTTTTTGATGTGATTCACACCATTCGTATTGTTCTTTAATATTACTAAAGTCGTCTTTGACAGGAACATAATGAACCCAAGGAATATAATCATTGTGAAACCATTGTCTCCAACATGATTCTACTCTTAAAATTACAGAACCAGAATTTAACTTCCACGCAGTTGAATCCCACGATCCTGCTGTTCCATCAATATCTAAAATATATTTATATCCGATCATGTCTGTTATTTCCATGTATTTGGGAGCAATTATATAATCTTCTTTTGGCACAGCATCACTATAGAAATATTCACGCTGAGACATTTCAATATCCGTTCTTGACGTAAAATTATATTTAGATCCTTTTAATTGACCAGCAAATACAATTTTATTTATTTTAGTATTAAATGGAATAAAATTATGTAATGAACGATATTCATTATATCTATTAAGATAAAAATAATAACGATCAGGAATATCAATTACGTTTGAAATTGAATTTTGATTTGATTGAGCAAATACATTTTTTTCTTTGTGTAATACCGCAAATTCATTTGGATTATCCAATTTAACTTCCGTACAATTATTATATTCGGTATCACCTATTTTTTTCTCAGTATATCTTGATGATAAATAGTTATTTTCCATATATCCATCAGACGCACATATTACAAAATAAAATTTTTTAAATAATTTTTTTGTTTCATTTACAGCAACAATATGTTTGATTGCATAAATAATCATAAATAAAACTTCATAATTTTCATTATATATATACACATTTCCATCATTTATTCCAACAGCATATAGATTTGTAGGTAATGTAACAATATCTGAATTAAATAATATATTAAATTGTTTACGTGTAATTCTTTGCGGTTCTGGAAATGGTACTAATTCATAAAATGGTAATTTTTTTACCTCTTTTTCAGAATTAAAAATATCAAAGTCTGTTTCAATTATTACACGTTTTTCATGTTCTGGCGATCCATCAATATTAATTGTAACTGTCTTTTCTAATTTTGAATAATTAACTAATACTTTTAATTTTTCTGCCCATCCAGCCTTATATGAATCCAATCTTCTAACAATTATTGCATAACATCTAGAATGTATATATTCTGTTAATACCTGAAAATCTTTTTTTCCACAATAATCTACTATATCTAATTCTAAATCCAATACAGACATTTTATATAAAAAATTAATAATAATTCTTTATATAATTTTATTTTTTATTTACCAACGACCCCCATTATATAAAATAAATTGAGTTCCACTATTAATACATTTATTTAAATCATCATGATTGCATTGATACGCACACATAACTAATTTTTGAGAATAATCTAAATTAAGAGAATATTTACCTGATAATAATGCTGCTACAAAATATTCTTGAGCAATTGGACAATTATTTTGATCATATATTCTTTCATCAAATAACTTTGTCATTTCTCCTGCTTCTGCACAAAAAAATCCAGGTTGTAAATATTTAAATATACTATCTTTTTGAGCTAATTTATTTAATTTAGGTCTAACTGAATTTAATGATTCGGGCCATAAATTTTTTTCTGCACCAAATACTATTTTTTTGCCAAATGATAAATATATATCAATAAATTTATTTATATCAAAATTATGAACATCAATATATTCAGTATTCATATATATTACAATGTCTGTAGAATTTAGTTTTCTAAATACATTATGTATACCATATATATTTCCAGATATTTGTTTATTTATTATTATTTGATTATCTAATTGTGTAGGATTTTTATAATCAGTACAAAAAAATACTCTTCTATCATTCAAAATATACGGCTTTAATCTATTAAATTCATATATTTTTTCAATTGTATAATCAATTACATTATGATACCTAAATATCTTCTGAAATAATTTTTTACAATTTTCAATCATTTTTAAACATTCATCTTGATTATTTTCACACCATTTATATTTTTCTTGGATATCACTAAAATCATCAGCAACAGGAACATAATGTTTATACGGTAAATATTCATTATAAAAATATTGTTTCCACCCAGAATCAGATTTTAAAATAACAGAATTTGAATTTAATTTCCATGCTGTGGCATCCCATGTACTTGAATTACCATCAATGTCTAATATATATTTATAATTGATCATTTCTATTGAATCAACCCACCTATCAGGACAATACATATTATCTTTCGGAATTGCATCAGAATAAAAATATTGTCTTGGATTCATTTCTATATCACGTCTATTTGTAAAATTAAAACGTGTTGCTCTTTCTTTTCTACATCCATATACAATTTTATTTATTTTATTCATAAATGGTACACCTTTATGAAATGATCTAAAATTATTATATAAATTACAATACAAATAATGTCTATCAATCATATCAATTGTATATGATATCTTTTTATGAGTTGCTTGAGCTAATATATAAATATCTTTGTGAACAATTGGATATTCATTTGGATTATCTAATATAATATGCTTTGTATTCTGAAGTTCATTTTCTCCAAATTTTCTTCCAACTGTTCTTTCACTAGAATAATGATATTCTATAAAACCATCTCCAGCACATATTATAAAATAAAACTCTTTTAATACATTATAAGAAATTGCTATATTTGCAATATGTTTAATAGAATAAATAATATCATAATAATCTGCAAAATATTCATTATACATATAGATATTTCCTTTTCTTATTCCAACAGCATATAAATTACGAGGCAATATTATAATATCTGTATTAAATAATTCATTAAATTGTTTTCTTGTTAATTGTTGAGGATCAGGTGATTCAATAATATTGTAATTAGGGAGCCGATTTATAGGTTCTCCTTCTTTTATTTCAAAATCAACTTCTACTAATACATTTTTTTCGTTTTCAGAGGATGTTCCAATATCTACAACAATTGATTTTTGAGGATGAACCGCAAGAACATGTAAAGTATCATCCCATCCTGTATTTGTATCTAATCTTTTAACAACTACATAATATGATTTATTAGAAACATATTTACTAAAAACCTGATAGTCTCTTTTAATATATGAAAATGTGTAGTTATAATTACATAAATCTATTTCTAGATTACTAACTTGCATTATATTATGAATAATTATTAATCTTTAAATATGTTTATATAAAAATTAACTATGCAAAAATTGATTCATTTGGATTTTTAATATCATTTAA